CTCGTATTGCTGTTTATTTGACTGGTCTTGAATTAGATAAGGATAGACTAACAGATGCAACATATACACGTAAAGTGAATATACGCGAACGTGAATATGACGAAGAAAATAACGAGTACCTAAACACACAAGGTAAAAACTATACTGTCGAAAGACTAATACCAACTCCTTACATGATGCGTATCAATGCAGACATATGGACTACTAACACTGATCAAAAATTACAAATATTAGAACAAATATTAGTATTGTTTAATCCTAGTTTAGAAATGCAAACTACAGATAATTTTGTTGACTGGACTAGTATTACAGTTGTTAATTTAGAAAATGTAACATGGACAAATCGTAGTGTACCAGTTGGTGTTGATAGCGAGATAGATATTGCTACATTAAGTTTTAGTGTTCCTATCTATATTAGTCCACCTACTAAAGTACGTAAGATGGGTGTTATTACAAATATTATTACAAGTATGTTTGACGAATCATTAGGTGATATTGAATCTGGAGTTAGTGCGCCAATATTAAATGCATATGACGATAGTCCAAAAGCAGGTATTACACAGAATGAATTTGGTAGAAAAGCACAAAGTAGTGCTGCAAACGAAATGGCAAATGTTAACTATAATACATATGGTGCATATGTAAGTCAAGATAGTGCGCAACTATTTTCTAATGGAATGGTTGGTAATAAAAATTGGAGAGAAATCTTTGAAGCATTACCTGGAATATATGCTGCCGATGTAAGTCGCATATACTTTACTAGCCAAGACAATGATAAAACTGTAACAGGTACCTTTACTTTAAGCCCGTTTGATGATACTAAAATATTAATTAACTGGGACGCTGACAGTTTTCCAAGTGACACTGTAATTTCAGGACGTACAAGTATTGATTATATCATAGATCCTACTAGCTATAATCCTACTGATATTAAAACGTCTGGTGTAAGATTATTGCTACTAGATAATGTAGGCAATGCAGACGCTACTGAATCGCCAGTAGCTTGGCAAAATGCAGATCAATCAGCAACAGTTGCTAGTGCTAATGATATTATTGAATGGGACGGTTCAAGGTGGAATACTGTATTTGATGCAAGTGCTGCTACTGAAATAACATATACTACTAATCTAAATACAAGTATACAATATAGGTTTAGTAACGACGAATGGTTATTAAGTATTGATGGTGATTATCCAGTTGGTACCTGGAGAATTGAACTTGCTGGCTAACTATATGTATGAGCAATCGTATTACATGTAGTGGTGCATTATTTTACACACTAAAAACAAATAGATTTTTATTCTTACATAGAGCAAACGGTAAACGTGGTAATATGTGGGGACTTGTTGGCGGCACCAACGAAGGAGCAGAAACTCCATTTGAAGGACTTAAAAGAGAAATTGAAGAAGAAATTGGTTTCTTGCCTGATATTACAAAGACATTACCTTTAGAGAGTTTTATTTCACCTGACAGCAAATTTTATTTCCATACTTATTTGTGTGTTATTAATGATGAATTTATTCCTACCTTAAATACTGAACACGACGGATATGCTTGGTGTTCGTTTACTAAATGGCCAAAACCGTTACATCACGGACTTCGCAATACATTACAAAGTAAAGTTAATTTAGCTAAGTTAGATACTGTATTTAAAACAATCAATTTACTTGACAATTAGTCAAAAATAAGGTATAATAACAATATGAAAGTATTAGTTCTTGGTGACGTAATTATCGACAAATACATATATGGGACTAGTAGTCGCATTAGTCCTGAAGCACCAGTGCCGGTAATAACTTATATTGATGAAAAAGAAACAAGAGGCGGCGCAGGTCTTGTATACGAAAACTTAAAAAGTTTAGGCGTTGATGTTGATATGTTTGAAACACAAGGTCAAGTTAGTGTTAAGACTAGAGTAATTTGTGACGGACATTATGTTACACGTATTGATGATGATGCTTCAGCAAGCGGAATGGCTGTACTAAAACAAGTACAAGAAACTGATTTTTCTCAATATGATTATGTTGTGTTAAGTGATTACAACAAAGGCGTATTAGACGAAGCAAAAGATATCATTGCACACATTAACAAGTACGGTTGTAAAGTAATTGTTGATCCAAAAGAAAATGCTTGGTTCTACGAAAATGCCTGGTTAGTAAAACCTAATTACAACGAGTTTCACGACTTAGGGTTTGATGACTGGCAAGGTAATATTATTACAACTAATGCCGGTGAAGAAGTTATTGCAACTATCGATGGTGTGAAATATGAAATACCTGTTGATAATTTAGAAGTGTCAGATGTTACTGGTGCAGGTGATTGTTTCTTAGCAGCATTTGTTTATGGTCTTACAAAAGGCTATGAATATAAAAAATGTTTAAAATTAGCAGTTATAGGTTCTACTGAAAGTGTTAAGCATTCAGGTACATATACGCTTACTATAAACGATATTGAAGAACGTGTAGTATTTACTAACGGAGTCTTTGATATACTACACACGGGTCATTTTGAGCTATTAGCAACGGCGAAATCACTTGGTAATAAACTTATTGTTGCTGTTAATTCAGATGCAAGTGTACAGAGATTAAAAGGCGAAAATAGACCTATCAATGATTTAGGCAAACGTGTAAAACAATTAGAAATGTTACCGTGGGTAGATGAAGTTCACGTTTTTGAACAAGATACTCCTTATGAGTTAATTAAACATATACAGCCTGATTTAATTGTTAAAGGCGGAGATTATATTGTTGAAACTGTTGTAGGACACGATTTAGCAGAAGTGTATATTGTACCTACTGTAGACGGTTATTCAACAACACAGATTATAGAGAAAAGTAAATGAAAATATTAGTTACAGGAAACCAAGGATTTATTGGTAAAAATGTTGCAAGCTATTTGCAACAACAAGGACACGAAGTAGAAGGTTGGGAATGGGAACCAGGTGTGCTTCCGCATACTGAAGGATACGATTGGTGTATACACTTAGGTGCAATTAGTTCAACTACATACACAGATGTAAATCAAATACTAGAACAGAATTTTGAGTTTAGTGTAAGACTAGCGCAAGTATGCGAAAACTTTGGCACTAATTTACAATACGCATCAAGTGCAAGTGTTTACGGACCAACTACACATTTTACAGAAAATGGACCATTATTACCTCAGTCTCCTTATGCATGGTCAAAGTATTTGTTTGACAGATTTCTAAATCAATATATAAATGAATTTGAAATTAAAATACAAGGATTTAGATATTTTAATGTATACGGCGAAGGTGAAGAACACAAAGGTGATCAAGCAAGTCCGTATTCTAAGTTTACAAAGCAAGCTAAAGAAGATGGACTAATTACACTATTTGAAGGCAGTGACAAATATCTTAGAGACTTTGTTTGTATAGATGATATATGTAAACTACATGAAAAAATGTTCGACGTAGATCAATCAGGTGTATTTAATGTAGGTACTAGTAATCCTACAAGTTTTGAAAATGTAGCACAGACTATTGCTAAAAAGCATACTGCCGGTATACATTACATACCGATGCCAGATAACATAAAGTCACAATACCAGGAATATACTTGTGCTGACTTAACTAATTTAAATAGTGTAGTTGACATGCAATGGACAAACATAGAGGATTATATTAATGGAAAATAACGAACCAACTAGACTAAGTGGTGTTGTGCCTAAAGGATGGGGATACGAATTAATTTGGGCTACTAATGAAAAATATTGTGGTAAAATTATGTTCTTTGAAAAAGAAGGGGCAATGTTTTCAATGCACTTTCACAAAGAAAAAGATGAAACTTGGTTTGTAAATAGTGGCAAATTTAAAGTACAATGGATTGACACTGCAACAGCAGGACTTCATGAACAAGAATTAAATGAAGGCGATGTTTGGCACAATCCTCCATTGCAACCACATAGATTAATTTGCATGAAAGCAGACTCAAGTATTACTGAAGTATCAACACCAGACAGTGTTGAAGATAATTATCGTGTTGCACCTGGTGACACACAACGAACTGCACCTACAGATGGCTAGTGTTTATCAATGGGGACAACCTAAAGCACAGCCTCAAAAAATAACACCTAAAGAAGTAAACATGAAAGAAGGCTATATTGCACCTAAGTGTGTAATAGGTCTTGATCGTGATGGTGTTATTAATGTTGATAGAGGCACTTATACATATCGTCCAGAAGACTTTCAGCCTATTGAAAATAGTTTAAGTGCAATTGCTAAACTACGTATGCTCGGACATAAAATAGCTATAATTACTAATCAAGGCGGAATTGAAAAAGGATTGTTTACACAGTATGATGTTGACAATGTACATAACCATATGTTTAATTTATTAGGAGAAGCGGGATGTCCTAGTATTGATGCAATATATTATAGTATGAGCAGCAGAAAAAATGACGAATGGGCAAAGCCAAATCTTGGAATGTTTAAACGATGTGAAAAAGAACACCCGCACGTTAAGTTTAAAACAGGATACTATGTAGGCGATAAAATGAGCGATCTAAAAGCTGCATTTAAATTAGGTGCAAAACCTGTGTTAGTTCGTACAGGATATGGCAAGCAAACTGAAAAAGAGTTAAACAAGTTTTCTTACCGTGACATAAAGAAAAAGACCATCGTATTTGATGATCTTAATTCTTTTGCAAATTACATGGAAACGCTTTAAGCCTGCGCTTCACCCCATTTAAGTAGTATGTTTGATTTTAGCTGATCGCCACTCACTTTATAAATGTTAATAGCTAACACGTCTGGACCATTTGGGAATGTTCCTCTACCACCTAGTGGAGTGTTTGTAAGTTCTTTCAACTCAGCTAATGATAGTGTTGAACGTTCGCCCGGTACAGCAATGAATGAGAACACTGTCTCACCCGGCTGTGCATATGGTGGTTGACTAAATTCAAAGTTAAACACATCACCTGGGCTAACTGTACCAGTATATGAACTGTTAAAGTTCACTTTATAATACGAAATTTGACTGCCGCCGCTACCAAATAAGTGCGGGCCTTCTACACTTGATACAG